ACTTTCTATATATTGCGAAATTGTACAAAAATTATCATTCATTATTTTGTTTTTAAAAATTATTTCTTTACAAACTTACTAAAATTTGTTTATTATTTTGAAAAATGATAAAAACAAAAAACCACGCTCAATTAAAAGCATGGTTTAGTTTTTATAAATTTAAAATTTTAAGACTTTATTTTCCAGAAACCAACTTCTATAAAGTCGTCACATATAAAATCGGTTTCTGAATTAATTGTTTTTTCTGGCTTAGTATCTTTAATCAGATTTTCTATATAAATTTTATCGGGATTAATTTCATTAATAACTAAAACAAAATTCATTTTTACTGGATTCATTTCAGGATTGCATCTTTCCAAATTAACCGCCCATTCGTGTTCTAAATTTTCAACTTCAATATAAGTTAGATTTTCTATTTTCATATCAATTAAAATTTAACTCCAACTCTTACCAATCCCGTAAACCTCATTTCATTTGGATAATCATAAAATGCAAAATCACTTCTATAATCATAAGTCGCCCGTAATCCAATGAAAAAACTTTCACCTAATGTAACATCAAATCCAGTTTCTACGCCTGCCATTGCGTTTGCTGCTTGCCTATTTATCACACCCAAACGAATTCCGCCATAATAACGGACTTTTTCAAAATAACCACTAGTTAAATTTAAACCGATACCCCCGACAATTTCAGTATATCCATCTTTCAAAACTGCAAAATGAGAAATCCCAGCACGTGTATAAATTAATCCAACGTATTCAATTTCGCCCCCAATAAACAATCCGTTTTCTTTAAACGATGCACTTGGGTCTACAATTGCTGAAACTGTAAAATATTCAGTTTCATTGAAACGCAACATTTGAGCGTTTGAAATTGACGTAAAAAGCAATAGTAATAATAGTTTTTTCATGGTTTTTTATTTAAATTATGTTGATGGACAATTGTGATAGCCATTTCTTAAAGTTTTCTGACTCTATCATTACTCCTTTAAATGTTTCTAAATGCCTTAAATCGAATGAATCTAATACAATGCCTTTTTCTTTAAATATATCCGTATATCTATCGTAAATATCTCCAGTTACATATTCATCATTATATTTTTGTGCAATATCATAATATATTTCAAGTTGTTTCTCAGAAAAATCAAGGTTATAATCTCTATTTGAAGGATGATCTATACAATCAAATATTTTTTCTTTAGAATATTTATGAGCATTATTAAATAAACTGCTTATAAATTTCTGTTCAAAATCTGTAGATACATCTGAAGCAAAAACAGCTTTATCTGTTTTTAATAATTGATGTACTTTTATCATAATTCAAGTTTTTTCATAATTAAAAAGGTGTTTTAAATTTTGGTTCTTTTGGAATTAGTTCCTTATATTCTCGTTTTCAAAATGGATTATTCGTAATCGTTTCATCAATAATTACTTTATTGTAATCTTCAATGCTTGCTTTTAAGTCAAAAATTGAATCATGATAGTCATAATATGCTTGACATTCAATATTTGGTGGTGGGTAGTTTCCTATTTGAGCTGATGAATAAGATAATAAGAATCTAAATTCATAAAATCCATCTTCTACTTTATATTCAAATTCATTAAAAAATTCTTCAATTAATTCATTATCTACGCTTACCCCTGATTCTATAATATAAGAGCATTCATCAAAATATTCAATTGAATTATCTTTAATTAAACCCCATCCTTTTATTGAAGTAAACCTTTTATTTATTTTTTCAATAAGTTCAAATACTTGTGATGTAGATAATTTGTTCAAATCTATTTCCATAATTTATATTTTATTTAGTTAATATTTAATTTTTTCTAACTCAACATGAGTACATAATCTTCCCAAGTCAATTTACTATTTTTAGTATTTGAACGCCTTAAAAAGTCAATGAAAATTTCACGCGCTGCAATGTTATAAACCGCACAATCCCAAAAGTGATTTTCAACTGAACTGTTTTTTTTCTTCCAAGCGTAACCAATTACCGTATCGCCTCTTTTTAATTCTGTTCGGTGCTCACCCTCGTAATGAGAAAAATAAGAACGTAAATTATACTTACCTAATGATGGTTGTGGGAAATTCATAAAGCCCGCCGGCTGGTATCCATCCATACCCATTTTAAGCTTCATATTTGACGCTAAAATATCTTTTAATTGATTTACTTGTAAAAGATATAATTTACCAACCATTTCACGTGAACGGCTTATAATTGGAGTGTCCTTGGTTAACTTCCTATATTCTTCTTCGGCATATCCTTTGATACCTAAAACACATGAATCTTGAATACTATTAATAAAATCATAAGCTAATCTTGTAAAGTGACCCGTATCGACTAATGTAATGTCAATGTCATACGCATCTTCACTTTGTCCAATCAAAGAATTATCAATTATTTTTTTTAATTCCGGCCAAACACTGAAATTTTGTCCATGACTATAAGTCCATTTATTACGATTAGACTCATTTTCTTTATCCCTTGTAGTTCTTTTTCGAGACCGTTTAAATGTACCAATTGACCCGTGATTTATGTTATACGTTGCCCCAGTTGAACTATGCGCGACTATCTCCCAATCAATTCTAACGTCTTCATTATTTGGTTCCATAATCCCACCTAAATCGCATGACATCGTAATTAAAACTATTTTCCCATTCCCATCATTTGCACATGTAACATCAGGGATAGTTCCAATTTCATAACTTCGAACGTTGTCCATTAATTCATGAACTCTTGGAGTAGTTCCTTTTTCTTCCCAAACTTGGCCCAATTGAGTATTAACAAAAGTTTTTAATTTTCCTTCGTCAATATGTCCATCAGGGGGGCACGCTTCCAACCATTGATAACATAAATCTATCCAGCTATCAAATCCGGGAGGAATTACCAAAGCATTCAATTGATAACTTCTATAACTTGGTTTTTTTGGCTTAGCCGTTGGAATCCATTTACCGGTTAAATTCAATTGATACTTTTGGTCATACGTAATTTTACCCCCGCAATTCTGGCACTCATAATGTACACTTTCTGAAATCAATTCATTTTGGTCATTCAATTGATATTTTATCCCGGCAAAATTACCCTCTTCTTTTTCAACTCTCCATTCAATTGGAATATATTCTTTACAATGTGGACATTCCCAATTCCATTTCCTTTGATCTCCCAATTCAAAAACCTCTTCAATGTTACTCATTCCCTTAACCGTTGGAGAACTGATATAAGCAATCTTTTTTGTACTACCAAATGACTTTGCCCTATTTTCTAAAAGGCTTCTAATTGAGCCCTCTTTTTTATCCGAACGCGGCGCGTCATCAAACTCATCGGCCAAAATAAACTTTGCAGAATAAAAACGCAATCGCCTTGGATTATAAGTTGCACCCGTCAAACTCCCACCTGCAAATTCTTTTTTAAAATCCGTGTCACCTGATTTTTGATTTTTCTTTTTTACAACCGATGGACGTATTAAATGGCCCAATCCTGAATTTTGAATAATAGGGTCCAATCTATCCCTAACCGTATCTTGTACTAAACTTTCAGAACCCGACAAAAACATTATATTACTTGGACATTCTGAAATTATGTAAGGAATCATAACAGTACCCACACCCGCCGTAAAACCCGATTGAGAGCATTTTATAACTCCTACACATTCAACGTCCGAACTTGGACTTAAGCAATCTACAACCTCACGTGTGTATGGTGAACGGTCATAACTGAAAAATCCGGGGTAACGACTTTCTGCACTAGTTAAATAAATGTTCTGTTCAATCCAATCACTCGGTTCTAATCGTACCGTTTTATATGAATAAATTTTATCCTGAATCTTTAAAATTGAATTTTTGAAAAGTTGGTGCAGCATTATAATTTAAGTTTTTTAATTATTTCTACTAAGCATTGGACCACTATTGAATTTCCTGCTTGCTTGTATGCCTGACTGTCTGAAACTTCCCATTTGAAATCTTCGTTGAAGTCCATAAGTCGGAAACATTCTATCGGAGTTAATCGCCTTATTCGTTGCATATTTGATACTTTTGGTTCTTGATTACCACCCCCCATTGTGTGTATGGTTGGAGCAATTCCATTTTTATCATAAACTCGTCCTGATTGTTCGTGTGTTTTATCCCATTTACCACCAGTCAATTGATATTCTACTATTGGATTAGTACTTGTTAAAATGCCCTGATTACAAGACGTGTCCAAAGTCTGCGCTACTCCGTGACCTACACGACCTCGCCTTGTTTCTGAATTAGGATTTGAGAAGTTTATCGAATCTTCTTCTTCTTCTGCAATGTCGTAGCCTTTTGAATTGTTGGCAGGAATTATAACCACATTATCTTTATGGACCGTAGTTAATGCATTTGATGTTCCGCTTTCGTTTATTTCAAGCATTTGTTCCGTTGGTAATCCTGAAACTCTACTTAATGGATTTGTCGGATTACGACCCCGTATTGCTCCGATTTTAGTTTCTACATAACCATTTGCATAACCGTGAGTTCCGGCACAAATATTTGGAGTAATTCCGTTTTCTGAAAATACCTGTGAGGCTTGTGTGTCTTGGTTTATATATGATTTATCCCCTGACTTAATCAATCCTTCCATCATTTTATCACTCAAAAAATACTTTTCGTCAACTTCACTTTCTAATACATCTTTCAATCTTTTAACCAAATGAAACGGCTTTGGAAAACTAAATGTATTATCCACATCGTCACGAATCCCAATGATAAAAATCCTTTCTCTATTTTGAGGAACTCCGTAATGTTTGGCATTCATAACCTGGTAATAAACGTGATATGGCGTTGCGTTTTCGTGGGGGAATATTACAGGATTTCCGTTTACTGTTTTACCTCCCAAATAATCAATCCATCTTTGAAATGTTTTTCCTTTATTATCAGAAAGTAATCCTTTCACATTTTCGAATATGAAATACCTTGGTTTGTTTTTATATATGAATTCGTGGGAGTTGTAGAACAAAACACCATTTTTAGAATCTTCGCCTTTTCGTTTTCCTGCTAAACTGAAACTTTGACAAGGAGGAGAAGTCATATAAATATCCAAACTTTCTTTTGGTATTTCCCTATCAAAAACATTTTCAGGATAGTATTTAGGATGTCCAAAATTCAAAACAAAAGTTTGACGGGCATATTTGTCCATATCACAAGCAAACAATTCATTGTGTTCAATTCCTAATCTTTTCAAAGCTTGGTTAAACGCTCCAACGCCTGAAAAATCAGAACCAGTTTTTATTGGTTTTTTCATAGTTTATTTTTTTGGTCTCCACCGTGTGTAGAAAGATGACTTTTATTTTTTAAGTGATTAATTTTTAATAAAATACAAAAACTACTTTCTTTGACCTCGATCACGCGTATCTTGAAATTCATCAACTGCATTTTTCAATTCGTAATCAGCATCCGTTTGAGCCTTTTTTATAGCACGTGCGAACACTTCCCTTTGTTTCTTAACAATATTCACCAATGTAGAACGGTTACCCCCAAATTCCTCATTATAAATCGAT